GTTTATCAACATTGACATTATATACAGGTCCACCTATGGAATAAGGTAAACTATACCCACCTCTAGCAGCTTCACCCATTCTCCGACTGGTGAGAGAACTATCCTTTTTTGTAGCAGGAGTGTCGAATGGTACCACAAATGCTCTACCACCTGACTTTCTTCCTACCCACTCTTTACCATGCCCAATGAATGAGGTTTGCTTACCATCTAATGATACTGGGTAACCAGACTGAGGACCATTAATCCATCCACCCTTGGCGAAAGATTCTCCATCTCTCTGATACATTTCCCATCCATTCTCGCTCTTCTTCTCAGTCTTATCTTCGTAGGTTGCTCCAGAGTTATTATACATGCCATCTTTCATCGCTTTCTGAGACTTGGCAAATTCCTCCATATAACCTTCGTCACCTTTCTTAAGTGTTGTGCCATCTGCTAATGTAATAGTAGCAAAATCACTAACGTTCTGATACTCATCAAGGTCTTTAGTTTCACCTCCTCCACCACCTACTTCATCTTTAGGACCAGTCTCTTTCATAAAGAATTTCATAATAGCAGTCAATGCTTTCATACCCATTATCAGTGGGAAGAACATTACTTTAAAACCTGTACCTAATATCTTAGTAATGAGTGGCATATGTGGTTCAATTGCTGCCAATATCTTCGACATAAAAGCACCAAGAGTCTTGAAGAACTGCTCAAAAGGTTCCTTTATCTGTCCTATGACATCATTAAATACCTTACTGACCATACCAAACCATTCTTTCAATGGTCCGATAATGGGTTCTAGCATCTTACCGATACCCTTACCTATCTTACTTCCCGCTAATCCTCCAAGTGCTCCACCTATTGCTCCCGCACCTGGAATACCAGTAGCAGCACCAAGTTTAGCACCGATCATCTGACCTGCACCCGCACCAACACCCGCACCAACTGCTTCTGCTCCACTACCACCTGCTGCTAACGTTGCCATTGCAGCACCAGTACCAACTAGAGCTCCGTTAAGAAGTTTACCATACTTACCAACAGAAAACTTTCGCATCTTCTGTCCTGCCTTGGTAAATTTCATCATGTTCATGATGCCCTTACCTAGGGATCCAACCACCCACTTCAATGCTTTAAGTGTTGCTAGTGGTTTCTTAAGGAATGCAAACCCTAAGAATATAGGTGCAGCACCTATTAAAAACTGTGCAAGACCAAAGATACCTTTAAGACTTATAGGATTCTCTAAGAATTTTGTAATACCATCCAGAGCTGTCCCTGCTGACCATGCTAGTACATTATATACAAACTTACCTATAGCAGCAAACCCCTGAGCAAGTTTCTGGACTTTATCTGGATTCTTACTCACCCAATCTAGTATCTTATATCCTAGTAATAAAGGTATAGCCCAACGTATTAATTTTAAGAGTCCACCAAACAGTCCACCTATCCCTGCTTTAGCACCCTCCTTGAACATCGTCTTGATCTTCTTAAAGAGTGGTACCTTACCTTCAGCATTTTTCTCTGTCTCTTCTCTAGCTAAAAGTTTTCTTCTCTTCTCTTCTGCTTTTTCTCTATCTGTCTCTCTCTTAAGTTTTAACCTCTTATACTTGTCTTCTTTCTTAGTGAGAGCAGCATTATCTGATATCTGTGACTTAATACTATCTCTCCATCCCTCTAACATGTTCTGGGAATTGATAGAGATACTGTTCAGGGTAGCACCAAGGGAGTTCATACCCTTAGTCATAGCACCCATACCTGCATTAAAAGACTTCTTAAACTTACCCATCTCAGCAGCTGCTGTTAGGGGAGTATATTTTGTAGCACCAGAAGTTGCACCCTTATAAGATATCATCTTATAGAGTGTTGCCTTTTGTACTTTAACTGCGGGTGTTGCCATCTATTAACAACTCAACATTGGTGAAGGTTTAGTGTATACAACTTTAGTTGCACCGCTTCCCTGGTTATTTATTATGGGCTGAAGGACTTTCCTTGTAATAGTAATAACCTGTGGTGCAATGTCATCCATTGCCTCCTCAGAGAAGTGGTACTCAGTCATTTCTTTAGCAGCATCCCTATCCTTAATCATCATTTCCATTTGAATGTTTGTAGGGACACCAGTATGATGTATAGAAGGTTCTGGAGTTGGTACTACAGGAGTTTCACCACCCTCGGAGAAATTCTCATTGTATATTGAGTATGCTCTTACCTTCTTATTACCTTCAGAATCAGTATAAACTAAGTCATAGTCTTTTAAGAACTGCTTATACTCCCTCTCTATACGTTTTTCTGTTAGTTTAGCTGCAACACTATTATTAAGTATTGGATAAAGTATTCTAGGATGTATCTTACCATCTAACTCACCACCTGGAAGTATATCTCTAATAGTATTATGAGGTTTCGCTTTCTTGAGTGCTATCAACTCATCCATAATATCCTTATTATGTTTTATCAGTTGATGTAGATCAATTGACCCAAGATACTCTTCATATTCTTCGGAAGATGATGTATCAACTACTTCTCCATTAAGGGTCTTCTCAATATGCTTACTTCTAAACTCCTGCCAACTATAAACGAATTGATCTGGTGTAGGTTTACCAACGTAGTCAGTAATCTTAACAGGTCCAGGGTTTCCACCACCAGCTAAACTTTTAACTAATTTAATAGCACCACCTGCTGCTGCATAGAATACAGGTACACTACGTTTAACAATTTTTACCTCTCCACCTTCTGCCTTCTCCTCTGCCAAGTCAACATTAGCACCTGGATCCTTACCTCTTATAACTCTCCATGCAAACCCTATAGGATTAGCTGCGAACGCTATCATATTCTTGACAGCACCTATAACCATGCCAATAATCTTCCCTATCAATGATATAGCAGGTCCCATCACTATCTTAATGAAGTTACCTAGTGGTGCGAGTATGGTCATTAACCATTGACCTAACTTACCAACAAACTTGAATAAGGTACCAAGGAAATCCCAGTAACCAGTCTCTTTCATTAAACCCTTCACCAGATCCCACAACATCCTAAACATCTTACCAATAGGTTCAAATAGTGGTTTGATTACTGGTAAGAATGTCTTACCTACCCACTCACCTAAGAAACTACCAATAGCATTACCCACTATAGGTGCAAATGGTCCTAAGAATGGTCCTAATAATGCAGTACCAGCAGCAGCACCTAACATACCACCTGCTGCCTGTCCAATACCTGCACCTACTGCTTCAGTTGCATCCTCTCCACTCTGTATACCTGAGAAAATACGTGTTGCACCACCTAAAACAGCAACACCTTTCATCATTCCAGGGGAAGATAACTTACCACCAATCCCCTTCATCTTCTTACCAATTACACCCTTACCCTTTCTCCACTTCTTTAATGCACCTGCTTTGAGGTTACGTCCTCTCTGTTTAACAGTAGGACCTACTCTCTGTTGGAATGCATTTTCTTTACCTGCACGTCGTGCAGACTTACGCATATTTTTATATTCTTTCTCTGAATATATTACTCCTGTCTTTTTATCCTTATATCCTTTCTTCCTCCAAGCTGCCTGTGCTTCTGCTTCTCCCTGTTGATCTGCTTGACCACCAAATACATCTTTCAATCTATTAACATCAGTTATCAACTTCCATGGCATAATCATGTAGGATGCAAACCTTAATGCTGCAATACCAGATGCAAGTTGAAGGAAACCTCCCATAAATCTGAAAGTCCTCTTAATTGGACCTTCATCGAATCCCTTACCAAATAAATTGGTAAGACCATCCATCACCTTATTAATACCAAACCCTACTACCGCCCAACCAAATTTAGCGATAGCAAATATTGCTTTAAATACTTTCTGAGCTTTCTCTGGGCTCTTTGATAACCAATCCAAGACACCCATTGCTAGGAAGAATTTGAATATAGGTGTTAAGAATCCAGTAATCATCCCCAGAAAGGACTTCATCGGACCTTTAGCTTCTTTCTTCTTCTTATCTACTTCCTTATCAGCATCTTTCTCACCTTGTTCTGCTGCATTCTCAGTCTCTTTTCGTCTATTCCTCCTGAACATGCGAACAAAACCAGAGAGGAAACCTCTATGTTTTTTCTTATCGTCTTTATCTTCTAATTGAGCAGTATCTACATCTGTCTCTTGCTTATCTGCTAACCACTCTTTCTCAAACTTTATTAGTTTATGTGTCTCAACATAGTTCTTACCAATAGACTCAGTAACTTTACCAGTCTGATTAATACCTTTACGAAGCTCGTTAAAACCATCCGTGAAAGCTCCCTTCTCGGATATAGGTTTAATTTTAACGTAACTACGGATGGACATCTACATTGACATTTTTCTTTCGTCTGCTTTTTGCCTACGCTCTTCCTCTTGGATGTGAGCTAACAGCAGTTGTATATAAACATCACGTTCCCATGGTACCATATTCTCTAATTCAGTCAGAGAGTATTTGTGGTGCTGCATTAATGCGAAGTTAGTCCTAAAATAGTTTTCAAGACTGTCATGCATTAACGCTACTCGAAAAAACTTGCTAGTCCCTCCAGTACCAACTCTGACTTGACCTTTGTCTTAGGATTAGTTACCTCTAATGTATAAGAGAGTTTAGGCATAGTCTCAAAGAAGTTTTGGATCTTACCAAACTGCTCTGAGTTTAGGTTCTCTAAGAAATCAAGTGCTTCCTTCTTAGTGAAAGAATCATATACTTCCTCCTTGTCATACACTTGGTTTATACAACCTGCTGCAAGTTGGAATACATCATCAAGTGAAGGTGTATCGGTTAAATTTTGTTGGACAAAAGTCTCCAATGAAGGATACTTCATCTCAATACCAACACCACCACCGATAGCAATCTTTGAGTCATGTCCTTCAGGAATAACTACATCGACTTCTCCTAGTGGTACTTCAACTTTTACTTGAGTTTCTTCATCATCTGGGCATGTGACCTTAAATTCACTAACTTCACCAACTGCTGAAGCACGAATCTTCAAGAATATAAATTCAATCTCAAATGTTGCTAGGTCTTCAACTTTGGATTTCAGGTTGGTGCAGTTTCTAATGATTGTCTTCACTGCTTTCATCATTTGCTTGTCGTCTTGCGACTCCATAGCGAGATAAAGCAATTTCTCTTCCTTAACTAGGAAGGGTCTATATGTAATTTTGCGACCTGTAATAGGCATCTCAGCTTCATATTCAGGTATGGCTAACTGTGGTAAAGGCATAACAACTAATTATATGTTAACTATTTAGACGTGTATACTGACATGGTTGATCCTTATTCCAGAAATTGAAATTAAAGGAAATTATAGTCTTAGGTATATCTATCATGTTAGGGGGTGCTCTATGTATAAGAAAACTAGGAAATGCTACCACATCTCCCTCCTCTACATCTAACTCATGGACATCATCAGTAAATGGATCCCTATACTCTGTCTTAGGGGTACCACTTGGCATATCCAAATAATAAACACCACTAAATTGACAGTCATGGCAGTGCCAACTGTGATATTGGTCTTTCGTATATTGCTGATAGAAGAAAGTCCTTACTTCAAATCCCTGAAAGAATGCACCCTTCATCTCCCTAGTAAATTCTGTTAGGGTATCATATATCCTATCTTCTATAAAATCCAGATATGGACGTGGCACATCTCTGTCTATATCATAATCAGACATAATATCAAGGTCATTTGCCTGTATCCTTGCCTTCTGATTGTTAATAGCGATCAGTGCAGAATCCTTAAACTCACTATGGTCCTTAATCTTCCTCTTGAAGATTGGACATTCAATTTTCATCATATTAATAACCTACTTTTGCAACTTGTTTCTGGGATGTGTCTGTTGATAATGCACTACCAAGATCAGTAAACTCATTTATATATGAGTCGGTATCACCACCCCATTTACCGTCATCTACTGTATCGAATCTAAATCTCTCGTATGCAAACTGCACAGTCAACTTCTGTAGTTGTGTCTGCTCGTTATTCCATGTCATCCCTGATATATCTTTAGGGAATGCACCATAGAATTGCCATACTGCTGAAACTCTATTAAGTCTGGATCTTGCTACCTTACCTTCTTTAGTAAGACCTTCATATACTACGTTAGAACCTGTTTCCCACTTAAGTATGTTGATACTTGTCACATATTCATCATAAAAAGTTGCCCTATTCTCTCCATCATGTGCTGTATAACTCATCCAGTTCTGGAAGATTGTGTTATGAATCTGGTCTTTAGTAACAAGGAAATCAATACTTAAAGGACCATACTGGTTAACAGAATAAGCGAAATTCCTTGCTACACCTACATCTCTCTGTGTACCAGTCATAATTGCTTTACCAGGAACTACTACCTGATCAGCAAGATAACTAAGAGATTCGACTGCTTCTCTATAATCTGTCCTGATAGTATCAACCTTCTTTCTTAAGACGAAAGGTAGTGACATATCAACTGTATACAGGTTTGATTTAGAAGGTTCTTTCCTACCTCCTCCAATCAACTGTCTAAATTTATCAAAACTATTAGTACTCACTTAAGTCTACTCCATATTACTGAACTAGGTACTTCCATTACTTTCCCAAGTCCTTTAGGTCTTATAACAAATTGCTCTACTGGTAGAGGTACCATTTCATGTAGGTCTTCTTGAGGGACGCTATACACTCTGGTAGCATTAGATATAAAGTATTTATGATAGCAACGCATAGGAAATGAAATACCACCATCAGCCCAGTTACCAGCTATGGTTACCCTAGTAGTTGGTCTCAGATAATGTAAGTTACCACCTGAAAACTGCATCTTATCATAATCAACATCCACTATCAGTACCATAGGAAATGTATCCCAAAATGGTAGATCTGGTGTCGCTGCTGAATAATTAAAGAATATAATATCACCCACCTCAAAAGCACCTGTATACTCTTCAAGACCATACTGTAACTGCTCTCTATACCAAGTCTTATTCATTGGCATACCACCAGCTAATTCTTTTATGTCGGCAAAAACGCTCATACTCCTAATTGATGTTCTGTAATAATGAGAAAAGACATACGACGATCTGCACAGTATGCTCTAGCTGCTTTCCATTTAGCAGCATTTACATTATATGTTTTAACCTCACTTAGAAAAGTCCTTGGCTTTTTCTTCCCTCTGCGTGGGGGTTTAGTCTGAGCATAAGGTTTGACTTCGACGATACTCCTGGCGAGTAACCCCGACTTTGTTCTTGCTTTAACATAAAAATCTGGATAATAACGATGAACACGGTTGTCCAGAGGACTCCTGTAAGGAATAATAATCTCTTCACTGCCCCACTCCAATACGTTTGCATTTCTATCACACCATAGCATAAATTTCTTTTCCCACAAACTCCTATAAATAATGTTTGTAGGATCACCTTTATATTTTTTGTAGTTGATTGGTCTGAACTTTCCTTTATAAGACATGACCTTAGTATTCCCCCAAGCCAAACCATATGGAGCACACTCTGCTAGTAGCAAGGAAGCAATCCGTGATGAAGCGGCTCATCCTACCCAAGTAATTGACTACCTTAAATTAGATATTTATGGTCATCAAAACAATGATCTACAACAGTCCATATATCTCTATTTACCACATCAGCTACAAGAAGAATATACAGCTGATTATGAAGGTGTAACATTGGGTGCAGTTGGTGCTGCTGCGGTACAAACAGCAATAGATGGATTAGCAGAAGGTGGTCTACCTGATGACTTTGGACAAACTATATCTGATGCAGCAGAGTCTGGTAAACCAATGTTAGGTTTCAGAGCTGGATCTGAAGTTTTGAATAAAGTAATAGGTGCACAATCACTGGGTGGAGCACAAATCAGTACCCAAGGGTTATCTGCTCTAGTCCAAAAGAAAATATTCAACCCTTATGAAGAGGTGTTGTATAAAGGTACAACTTTCAGGAATCATGCATGGAGTTGGACTATGGTACCAAAGAGTGCCAAAGAAGTAAAGACAATATACGATATCATTCATACACTGCGTAAAGCAGTACTACCTGGTAAGGATGGAACCAACTGGTTGACCATTCCTGAATACTTCAGAGCATCTATTGTAAGATATGTTGATGCTACTGGTACAGAAGAAGAATTAAGTGATCCCAATAATAGTGGGGGATTCCTAAACGCATTAATGCAGTTTCCTGCCAAAATGGTGTGTAAAAGAGTAAATGTGCAGTTTCAAGCTGCGGGTGCTGCTTATTACACGTCATTGAGATCTATGGAAGATGCAGTCAAATACCTAGATTATGGTCCTACTGCCTATCAATTAAGCTTGGATTTCCAAGAGACATCTTACCTTACAAAAGAGTCTTTTGACAAACAACAAGAAGAAAACACTGGCTATTACAATAATTTCTAATGTCTAATTATTTCTCATATCTACCAGAGGTCTATGTAAGGACAACCAGTTATAGACAGAATAACGTTGATCCATACAGTCTTGCGAAGAATATCTTCAGAAGAATCAAGATCCGTGAAGACTTATCTGACATTATAATGGGATTTTCTCAATATACCATTAAAAACAACCAAAGACCTGATCAGGTTGCATATGATTTTTATGGTGATATGCAATATGACTGGGTGGTACTACTTTGTAATAATATCCTCAATGTATACGATGAATGGCCTATGACCGAGGATGAGCTAGAAAGATATATTGATTCAGAATACGAAAGTCCCGATTCTGTCCATCATTGGGTTACTCAGAAAATTAGAGATACAAAGGGTAGAGTGCTAATTAAACCAGGAATGGAAGTTCCTGAAAATTGGGCATATACACGTCCTGACGGTACTGTGGTAGGAAAGGCAGATACCGTAAGACCGATTTCTGTCTATGATTACGAATCTGAGAAAAATAACTATAAACGCAATATTTACCTTTTACGCAAACAATACTTAGGTGGGTTTGTAGAGGAATTTAAGAATTTGGTCGATTATCTTCCAAATAGCGAAACTAGCGAAGAGACAAATGCCAAGAAATCGAAGAATACAGTCCAAGAGCAATTCGTAACTGTTAAAGAGGCATATGTCACAAATATCGGTTTAGACAGTACTATTGATTTTGCTTCAGAGCAAGATTACTCTTCTAGGACGTTTGATACCTCTGCTGCAACTATAGGAGAAGGACAAACACTATCAGATTCTTCGGTTACAGTAACAACTTCAACAACTAATGATTCCCCATCTACGACTTCTAATCAGTATGGAAGTGGGTAATGTTACGATTCCTTAATAAAGTTTGTGTCAGGAAGGGACACGGTAATATAACAGCTTGCATTTTCCTCGTATTACCTATATAATAACAATGTTGCCCCCAAGAAATGACAAAAATGCAAGCTTATGAAGTAAATTTTGACTCGACAGAGTTTGAATCGTTTAACGATAGAAAGGGAAGAGTAGCGACTTTACCATGGAAAACCACTGATGAGTTTTTCGTAATCAAAACTCCCCAAGAAATGAAAGAAGGAAAAGGTCGTCCTAGTGCACCTCCAGGATGGAATACTCGTGCAGTTAAGGATAGAAACAATCCCACACGTTGTGGATATCATTGTTTTAGGAATAGGCATTAATACCTATTCGACCCTCCAGGCAAAAAAATACCCCCGATTTTTTCGGGGGTTTTTCTTGATCTGAATTAACAATAATATGTGTGAAGTCTAGTGTGCTCGTGCCAGTAGCCACGACCATGAGGGTTGCCCCCTCTTACCCATTGCTTCTCAGTTATGAGTTTCTCACAGACTCTTCTCCGTCTTGGACGGTGATTATGGTGGTGACCACCGTGATAGTGGTCATACCTCCAATCTTCCCAATGTCCAGATCCATGATCATGTCCATAATGATATGATTCTACAAATGGTTCCCAAAACTCTTTCCAAGTTAGTGCTTCTGCCTTAATCGGTGTAGCAACACCTAAAAGGAGGATGGGAATCATTAATAGTTTTTTCATTAGTCTTCGTTAGCTAGAGCAGCGAAATAGGATAAATCTGGTGAATCACCTGACTCTTCTATTTCTTCTATTTTAGCACCAAATCCACTGGTTTTGGTGGGTGTAGGGTCCGCTTTAACAACTGGACTATCAAATGCAACTAATTCTTCGTCTTCCTCATTAGATTGGACGGTTGCTTTAGTGCTTTTATTCAATACTAGATTCAATCGAGCAGATAGCTGCTCATAACTCTTGAAGTTCTTAAGGTCAGTAAACTCTTTAAGAGAGTATTGTGACTTCCAAATCTCCTCAAGTTTTGCATCATCAAGATTACCTAATGTGCTTGGTACATCAAACTCACTCTTATCATAGTTCCAGTATCCACCAATGGTCTGGATCTTGATCTTGAAGTTAGCACCTTTCCACAAATCAAAGGGATTGATTGGTGTCTCATCCTCAAACTGAGGTTGCATTGCTGAAGCAATCTTGTCATGGATTTTCTTACCATACTTGTAAAGGAATGTTTTTCCTTCATTTTCTGGATGTAGTTGATCCTTAACAACAAAGATGTTACTGTAATAAGATAGCTTACGCTTTTGCTTACGAGCAGTATCTTTATCAGCATCTAGTCCACTATTCCATAGTGTCCTATTCAATTCACCCACAGGATCCTTCTGGTTAAGTGTAGTGAGAGAGTTCTCAATATACCAACCACCTGGTCCTTGGAATGCATGACTCCAAACTTGTGCCCATGGAAGGTCTTCACCTTCAGGCTCAGGAAGGAATCTAATAACAGCATAACCATTACCTGACTTATCAACCTCTGGTTTCCAGAGTCTTTCATCAGGACCTTGTCCTTGAGGTTTAGATAATTTCTCAATCTCTTGAGTTAGTTTGGCGAATGTACCAGACTTTTTCTTTAGGCTAGAAAATGACATTTGTATTTGTCTCCGTAATTGTATTGTGATATTTGCTACTGGATTATAGTAGCGTACTATTTAGGCCAATGACCATCCATCTTTGAGCGATGCTCATTGACAGCAGTCTTTATGGCACGTCTGAGGAACTTAGACACGTTAATATCGTAGTCCTCCTTGAGTTGTTGGAGATCCTCCAGGATATATAACTCTTCTTTAGGAAAAGTTACAGTAACCTGTCGTTTATCCATTTTCAACTCCCTGCTCCTTGAGTTCTTGTCTCCATGTACGTAGCTTCTGCTCCATACTATCGAGGACAACCATAAGATTCATACCAGTACTATACTGCTGATCGCTCATTATGTCAATCCTTTCTTTAATTGCTTTAGCACTGTCATCATCCTGTAACTCGTTTGCAGCTAATTGTAACCGTGCATAGAATACTTTCTGCTTTGCTACTAACTCCAATGTCTTCTCAATATGGTCTAGTCTCTCCGCAGGAGAAAATTCCTTGAGTCCAGAAGACATCTTCAAGAGTTCAGTATAACAATCTTGAATCTCTTCCAATTCTTCCTGCACTACTTCTGATTTAAAAAAGTTGTCCTTCATAGGTTTAAAATAGCTCTACTTGTCCGTTTAATATAATTAAGTTGTTGTGCGTCCCACTTAATCTTATCTTTTAGAGGTTTAGATATCAGTTTACCAACTGTAGTGACCTCTATATCAAACTCTTCGCACACAGAAGCTACTGCTTCAATATAATTGATTAGTCCGTTGCTTGCTTTATGTCTGTCCTCTACAAGTGAAGTAAACTTCCCCTGTGTCATAAACTTATCCTCTATCTCTTTCATTGTATAACTTTAACGTTTAGGTGGGATACTCCACTTGCATTAATTAGTCCTGTGGGGAACCAATTTGCTGCTATGGTTATTCTATCATCTTTAGATGTATTTGGCAATGCTCTGTGTTGTATCGCAGGTGGAAATACAATAAACTTACCTGCTTCGGTAGGTTCATTGTGGACTAGGTTGTATTTCTCCTCTGTCCATGCACCGCAAGGCCATATATTAGAGTAGTGAAACCATGGATTAGGATGCACCCAATGTGTTACGTCATTGTAATCACCTGATGCGTAATAGTTACTGGACATAAAACAATTTGAATGAGTGTGGTCAAAGAACCACTCCCCAGTCTTATTTAGATTAGCCCATGCAGAATTACACACCATATTTGTAGTGATACCCATATCTTCCTCGATTTCGGCCATACAGTCTCCCATCCAGTCGAAAAGATCCTTGAGGTCAGGTATATTATAGAGGTCACTTCCTCCTACACCATCCAAAGGTACCCCATCCCAAATCCAGTTGGTGTCATTGTGTCTGTAGTTAAGACCCTTAAGGGTCTGTAACACACCATCTCTCTTCTCCTCAGGATAGTAGAACTTATAGAATGGTACGCTTAGGACATCACTCTTCATCTACTTCATCTACCTCTTCTATAGAATCAACTGGTACCTCATGTCCACCAATATTATACCAATGCTGTGGGATACCAATGCTATCTTCTTTAACACCCAAGTATTCTAAATCACTGAAGGTATTCTCTCGAAGCATTGCTTGAAGTCTATAGTGTATCAGATCTGATTTCTTCATGGTATAATTTAATCCACTCTATAAGAGTATCAATATAAGGTATCTTATCATATTTCTGCACTACCTGAGTAGTACCATCTTCAGCAACAGATAAGGTGACAAGTTTATCTACCTCCACACCTGTCATCTCATAATACATGTAAGCATATGCTGCTTCTTGCACAAAGAATTTCTCTAGGTGCTCTTCTTTCTTAAGATTCTTTGTTGTCTTGAAATCTATAATAGCAAGTTCAGAATCAAAGCTGGCAATGCAATCAACACGGCCAGCAATACCCAAATTGCGAGAGAAAAGAGGGGCTTCAATAGCAACAACATCAGAAATCCTATCAAGAGTCTCACGAGCAGCCCTAAAAAGGTATGTGGGAAGACCTTCGCTTTCCTCAATTTTTTCCAATTCATTGTTAAGATAATGCTCCACTAAGTTATGGTACTGAGTGCCTCTCCATGCTGACGCACGTCTGACCTTCTCTGCTTCAGCGAAACCAACTCGCTTCTGCCACTGTAGTATACCATGCTTTGTTGCGTTTGACACAACCGTTGTGACACTTGGCAACCAGGCATCCTCTATCTTATAGAAACGACCAGTATCCATGGTGCGAGTCTGCAGTTCTTTTATGGGAACTGCTGGACCTATATGTTTAAACATTAATCAAAACCCATATTAATTTTAGTTATCAGGTATTCTCGAATGAATCCTGACCTTACTATATCACTTATATCAAACTCTGTGCAACTAAATGCATCCATTGACTGAGTAATCTTCATAAAGTCTAAGACTCCTGACCTTTCTTGTTGTTTTACTAGGTCAGACTGCATGTAGTCTCCTGAGAATATAATTCTACTATCCTGACCAACACGAGTGACAATACTGTCTAACTCATGGAAGTTTAGGTTAGAGAACTCATCTACTATTATAATCGCTCTGTCAAGTGTTATGCCACGCAAGAAAGAAGTAGACCAGAAATCTATTGACCCTTGATTTCTTAGGTTTTCATATAATACTTTGAATGCTCCTTCATCAGGCATGTTAAACATATATCGCACCATGTTTTTATATGGTGTCTGATATAGGTTGGACTTGTCTTCCTCATCACCTGGTAGGAATCCGATCTCTCTCGTAGGGACAAGAGACCTGACAATATATACTCTCTGGTATGGTGAAGATGGACTTTAAGACTTA